GAAATATCATTACATAGCAATCTCAAGACGCGAAAACAACAAAAACTTTGCTTATGTTCTTCGGGTCGCTAAATCTGACAACCTTATTTTTTCTTTACAGATTCCTGGGATAACTGCTGCAAATATTTGCAGCACGAAAAAAGAAGCGGAAAAAGTCGTTGAGTTTTGGAACAAGTGTTCTTTAAAAAATAAAACTTATGGAGGGTTTTAAAATGATAACAATCAAGAAAGCCACGCAAGCGCAGACAATCGCCGCCATAAAAAGCGGCGATTTCTTAACAGTTGATACAATCAACAGAAAAGCTGAAAAGGAAGCAATGGAAATCTTTAAGGCTGTTGCTGGTGGCGTTATTAAATTAGCTTATTGGGATATGTCCCCGGTAAAGCGTCGGGATGGTAAAAAGTCTGTGATGCGATATGCGCTGCACAGATCAACAAAAAAAGAGAACTGTTTGCAACTCTCCTGTATGGAGCTTATCGGCGGCGAGATCATCCCCACAAGTGACAAACAATTTAAAATTAATGATGATTACGACCGCCGGGAATTTTTCCGCAGTCTTCCGGCTGTTACAAAAATGACTTTAAAATAATAAGGGCGCGTCTTTTTATATCCTGGCTCCCAGGGTGAAGGGAAGAAAGATAAAAGCATGAAAAATTCAACTTTTAAGGAAAATGTAAGAAAGCAACTTGAAGTAAATGAAAAAATACATGCTATGGGCTTAGATGTTTGGTATGATGGAAATTTTAAGCATGTACGCATATATAAAACATATAAAAACGAATATAACCAGGATAATATAAAATTTATTGGTTATATTGATGATGATTTCAACATTGTTATAAACGAATGATTTTTTCACCGCTTCCCGGTTTCCAGTCCGGCGGCACGTTCACGGCGTGCAAGCGGTTTTTGGCATTCTGCCAGATGCACCTTGCAAAGTTAATATAATAAGTCAATCAATTAACGCGCTATTTTATCCGTAAATCGTTTTTTATTCTGTTAATGGGGATTTTTCAGCATTTACATTTTAAGCCGCTTATGAGCCTTTAAAACGTTTTTAACGTCTGCATGGTTTATTGACTGGCTGCGGCTATGGGTGTATAATAGCCTTGTATAGCTATGTGCAGCTATGCTTTATTTGCGTACCATGTAAATGGGCGTATTATGTCCGCTTATGTGCACGACTTGTCCAGGCTTACCGGTGATCTGGCGCAGCTGTCCGGGTTATATATCAATTAGGGCTATACAACTATATTGTGATATGCTTGTATAACGCCGTATTTGTCTTTTTAAGTCGTTTTATAATAGTAGTCAATAAAGTATAGGATAAATACGTTACAAGCTATTTAAGGCTTATTTTGCAATAATATTATTGTATTTTAACGCCACGTTATATGTTACTTGTTGCTATGGCCTATTATCTGTGGGCTATTAGTGCTGATCTTCCAGGGCTACGGCTGGCTTCGTTGGTGCTCAATCGTTCCTGGCAGCTTCCCGGTTTCATCAGCTCGGCGCGGTATCGGTTCCCGGTGCTGTCCCTGGTTGGCTTGTGTAGGTGGAAAAGTCGCAACTGTTCAAGGTTTCAATAGTTGCAACTAACTTGTGAATGATTCTTAAATTTCAACATCATTTTGGAAGCAGAAAATCAAGGAAATCCATAAAAAAAGTGGCAACCAGAAAAATTCTCGCATTTTCTAGCTACCACTTAAATTTTAATTTTGCACAAATATTTCTATAGCGTAAAGTTTTAAATGATTCAAAATTCACAATTTATTTAATCCTTCTTTCTTCCGTGTTCCATATCTTCTGTGGGATGATTTTTCTAAACGTTCCGTCCTCTTCATTTGGGACTTGGAAAGTTTCTTCTTTCTCTGGTAATTATCAGTCGTTGTTCCCATTCACGCTCTCCTTGTTAATCTTCTGATTCCTGGTTTCAAAATTTATAATCTCCATGTCTGTTTCTAATTCTTCCGGGATTCTTCCAACAATGATAACTCGCAGTGGCTTCAATCTGCGTTCCATTTCCTTGTAACCAACGCAAAACTCCAACCGTGCTGCCTTGCTCTTTACTCTTCCATTGGTGCAACAGGCAACTGTACTTCCCTCTGGTAGTCCATCAAAGCACCAGTTCCAACAGTATTCTGGCAGTATGTTTACGTTCGGAATTACTGGAATATCATTCAAAATCATGTAGTGAGCCAGTGCATGATTGCGGTATTTATTCCACAGGCACATTACCAGTGGCATTCCATTCTTGCCAACTGATATGCTAAAATCCGGCATAATGACTGCATGAAAACATTTTAAATGCTCCATATATTTGTCTGGCTGATTCCATAATCTTTGAAACTGTACATCGTCCACGTAGAAGTTTACATCCAGTTCCCGGTGTTTCTTTATCTTTCTACTGAAGCTCTCTGCAAAGTCTACAGTATCTTTGCCAGGATGGATAAAAGTCTTTGGAATTTTCGGGATTCCGTACTTACCATCAAGGTCTGCATCCGTGATTAAAAACTCTTTCATTACGTCATAAGCTGTATGTATCATTGATTCCACTCCCATTTTTTCTCTTATAGTGCTAAAAGGTACTTATATTTGAAAAATACCATATCTTGTGTCTTAATGCAAGTTTTCCTACTAAATATCTTGTGTTGTTCTGAATGTAGAGTTAAAATCATATCATCAGAACGACGCAAGGGAAACCCCCATTTTTCAAGGCTTCCAGACCTCAATTGAAATGTTAGTGTTGCACATGTAACCGCCAACGGTTCAACGGTAATTTTCTCAAAAAGTTCATTAACAATCTGTCTGTTAATATCTTGTGGAGTAACACCTTTGAACTTTTCTAGCTGTTCTTTAATAGCACTTAATTGTATTTCTGCTGGCTCTGGACTTTTAATATTTTGTAGTTCTCGAATATGGCTTTCTGTCTGTTTTATCTGTTTTACATATTCTTTGTTTCTTGAAACAAATTCATCATCAGATATTTTGCCATCCAAATTATATTCCAGTATTTTTTCACGCTTTTGTTTTAACAGGTCAATCTGTTTTTCAAGTCGTGAGATTTCGTTTTTATTGTCTGGAATATTTTTTATCGAGGACTGCAAAATTTCAAAATATTCCTCCAAAATGCTATCAATGTTTTCAGAAGATTTATTTATTAATTCTGCGATTACTTCTTTCAGTTCTGATTCTGCCAGCCCGAAAGAATTGCACGAAGCCGCTCCGTTTTTTATTTTATAGCTGCATACCCATCGAACGTCTTCTTTTCCTCTGATATAATGTTGCTTCATCCAGTATGGAGCTCCGTCATTTGCGCAGAAAAGTTTTCCGGTGAAAATATTTTCACTCTTAAAAGAGGTTCTTCTTGATTTTATAGCTTCTCCACGCTCTCTTAAATATGCGTTTGCCTTTTCCCAGGTAGTTTCATCAATAATCTGCGGTACTCTGGAACCATCGTCTTTAAACATTACCCATTCTGACTGCGGAAGAAATTCCTGCTTTTTTGTGAACATATCAACGATCTTGACTTTTCCTCCGCAATAGTATCCTTTGTATTTTGGATTCCGAATAATATTTTTTATGACATCTCTACTGATCTTACCGCCTTTGAAACTTCTATATCCCATATTCCAGAGCTTTTTTTCGATTCTTGGTGTAGACATTCCAGAAGCATAGTCTCGAAAGACCATTCGAACCATATCTGCTTCTTCCGGGATTAGCTCAAGCTTTCCTTGATTATTTGAGTATCCATACATTCTGTGTCCAAGTACAACACCGTTTTTAATTGACTGTGCATGGCCAAATTTTATTCTTGAAGATAATTTTCTGATTTCGTCCTGTGCTACTCCAGCCATAATTGTTAGCCTAAGTTCACTATCTTCATCAATGGTATTGATTCCGTCATTTTGGAACCACACGCACACACCGTAAGACAACAATTCTCTGGTATATTGGATACTATCAAGAGTGTTTCTTGCAAATCTTGAAATTTCTTTTGTTATAATCATATCAATTTTTCCAAGTTTTGCATCTCTAAGCATTCTTTGGAATTCTTCTCTTTTATTTGCGTTCATTCCGGAAATACCATCATCAATGTAAGAGCCTGCAAATCTCCATCTGTTGTTAGAATGTATCAGTTCTTCAAAATGTTCTTCCTGGTGTTTGATGGATACTTGCTGCTCAAGCTTTTCCGTTGAAACCCTGGCATAATAAGCAACATTTAATTCAATGTCGTAAATAGAGCAACTTCTTAATTTTTCTCTGACATAATAAATATTCATAGTGCATTTCTCCCTTAATAAACAGGGAGTGGAATCATATAAAGTATAACACCTCATATAAATCCACTCAATACATTTTCGTTACTTTCTAGTGCTGATTTCAGCTTTAATTTTATCTCTTGTTTTCTCGTCTATCAGACCAAGCGAGAACATTCTTTCGTTTATGGCATACAATATAGCTTTTTCCATTAAATGTCCCTCCAAGTAATTATCTAATTTTTTACGTTGTTTTCCTTTATCTTTTGTATGCCCTATAATTTCCTAAGCTATTCTCTTTTTAATGATTCTACGCAATTTTTAGTGCACAATTATCACATTTTACAACAAATCAAAGATATTGACCTGTCCGTCAATCTGAGTTTCTTCCAGATTGTAAAATTTACAAGCTATATAATCTGGTTTCCAGTCAATTTCCAGTTCGTATTGCAAGCACTGCGGATGCTTGCCTCCGCGGAAGAATCTGCAATCTGAACAGGTATGCTGATAAACTGTACCACCAGACCGCTTATACATTTCGCTTATCTTCCTCATAGGATTACTCGCTTTACTCTTAACTTTCCTTTTACTTTCTTTTTAAAGATACCATTTTTAACACAATCCCTTGGATCACATCCTCTGCTATGTTCTTCAATCAAGATATAATCACAGGTTGCATTTGTACTCCATGCATTTTCGCTCTTGCTGTAATAGTCGCATTTCGAGCATTGTCTCCGCTTTAAGACTATAATTTCAGTGCTTTTTAATTCTCTCCATGGTTTTCTATCTGGCAATTTTCAGCACCTCCCAATCTGGCAGTATCTATAATTTTTAAAAGGTCTGGACTTAGTTTTCTTCGTTCTTGTTCTCTTTGCACTTCTGCCCGATACGTCCTTTGAAAATTTGATTGAACTACACTCCACCATGTACCATCTACATTTTCAGATACCGCCCATTCTCTAAGTTGTGCCGGACTTGATACTGCTTTCTGAATGATTTTTGGGAGCTTATCAAACTCTGTTTCTGCATATAATGCAGAGCTTTGAATGGCTCTGCGCACCATTTCCCATGCTTCTGTTTCGTTCAGTTCTTCTTTTTGAAGCATAAGGCTCTGCGCGCATTGCCGTAATGCAGCTATTGTAGGCTCTTTACATTCTGTCTGCATATATTTCTTTAACCCAAAACTTAAAAGCTTGTAATCTAGGTCTTTCAAAAGTCCGTACCATGTATCAAAAGCATTCTGATCTGGAAGAAATGATGGAGAAGTGTACACAGCTTTCATTGCCTTTACCAGTACCGCCCATTCTTCCCTTGTCATACCCAATTATCCACCTCGCTTACTCTATTTTGGATTTTCTCCATGTAGCTGCACGGTCTATTCGTAGACTTGTCCGCATATTGCCCTTCAAATACTTTTGCGAAATTTCCAGGCTTCAAGAACCAATCAAACGTAACCATCCAACCATTTTTATTCTGCCCCTGTAAGAAACTACTATGGCGAATGTTCTCAATGGCTTCTAAGATATCATCTATATGGTTCTGACGGATTCTGGCTTTCACTGCTTGTTCTCGTTTTGGTGTCATTCTTTTTACAGGGTTGATACCAAATTCTTCCAGGCTGTTCCATTCGGTGATAATTCGTTGGACGTCAGTCTGACGAATAGTATCTTTAGATACTATTAAATCATTCTCTTCTTCTATTTCTTTTTCTTTATTATCTAATTCTTTTTTATCTAGTTCTTTATTATATACTTCTGCCGAGCTAACGTTAGTTTTACTGTTAGCTTTACCGTAAAGTTTACTGTTAGTTTTACACTCTATTTTGTCTTTCTGCTTTTTTCGATATTCTTGCATATAATTTCTCATATACTGGCTTTTTTGCTCGATTTTATCGAGATTTTGATATTTTCCCCAGTTCGGAATTGTATAAACACCGGAAACAATTTCGATCATTCCGTAGTTCTCAAATGTTTTTAACGCTAATCGAACTGTATTAATGTCTCTTCTAAATACTGTTGCCAACATTTCATCTGTATATGCAATTTTATCGTTTAAAATAAAAACACCACTGTTGTTATTTTTCCCGGCTAAGCATAATAATTTGAACCATATTACGATAATGCTGTCTGCACTTGGTAAATTTTCAATCAGCATTATTTTTTCATCGTCAAAAATATCTGAACATATTTTTATCCATTTTACATCGCTTGCCAATTTTGAAATTCCTTTCTCCAATTCCTGGATTTTTAAAAAGTGTTTATTTTAATTCTACTTCAATTCCATTGATTTTCAGTTCTCCATTTACCGGAATTACAAGAGATGGAACACCGTTTGTTTCTTTCAATTCAATCAGGGCAATTTTATCCGGCGGGATACAGATTGTTGCATCTTGTGTTACAATTTTTGCAGTTTTTGAATTGTGGATGTTTTCAAGAGCAACAGGCTCATTGCTGAAATACATTTCCCAGTTTTCCTTGAAATCCGATAACTTCTCGTCTGGAACTCCGCAATATCCAAAAATCTGTTCCATTTCGTCACATGACACGGTTATCATCTCCGGGCTATCTTTCTTCTGTTCTCTTACTTCCTGTAATGATTCAATCAGACTTTCCGTTAAATTGAATGTTGTATTTCCTTCGAAATTGTCCATGATAAAATCTGAAAAGACATTGATCTCATTGCCGGGTATACGTGGAATTGGTGTGCCAAGAACATTTTCGATGAAGTCTTGATGAATATTCTTTATGTTTTTGTTGAAATACAAGGTTCCATGAATATCAGTGCTTCTGTCATTAAATACCGGGAATAAGAATCCTGTTTCTGGTCTTGACACTACCCAATCACGAATACGGTCTTTGATGTTATTTTCAGCCACATCATAGCTAAGACCTGCCTTTGAAAGATTCACCGGGCAAATGCTGCACAGAATGTGTTCATAAATTTCTTCTGATGCATCGTGCATTTCGGTTCCATCAGAAGCTTTTCCGGGAATGTCATATACTGCATGAATGAGAACTATGTAGTAATTTTCGTTATAATCGTAATTTTCAATCACTTTGTCGTAGAACTCGTCCAAAAGCTCATCATCTTTAAGCTTACTTGCTCTGATCCGCATAAGAAATTCCTGTGTTCCACCTTCTTTTTCCTGTGCTAATGGAAAATCAAGGTTCATAAGGTTCTTTCCAAGTCTGCCAGACATAGTTTTCTTGAAAATGTCAAAATACTTAAACATTTCTTCCTCTGGAAGAGACAGGAATGCTTCTTTAATTTTGGTTTTCTTATTTTTTTCTGCATCCACATAACAACCGCAAATGCGTGTGATTGCACAATTCGCCGGTGTAAACTGCTTCTTAATCTCTGCGATTTCTTTCTTATTCATTTTTTTCCATCCTTTCTGCTTCTCTTGCCTGTTTCTTCTCAATCCACTTATTAATTTTATCTTCGGAAATCATGTACATTTGCTTTAACATTTCGATGCAGATCAACACATCTGCAATTTCTTCTATCATGTTATCACGGTTGATTTTTCCGCGCTTCGCTTTGCTGATTGACTGGATAAGCTCTGCACATTCTTCCATGCAGACTGTACTTTGATTGTTTTTTCCGTAGTGCTGAATACTTTCTGTGATAATGACTTTATCAATCTTTATCCCTGTGATTAATCCGGCAAGAGCCTTTGCCCCAGAATCACACGCCCATGCTTCTTTGAGATAATTCTTCTGCCATTCATCTTTGATTTCTGAATTTCCCAAGAAACATAAATGCTGGTCTCTCATATCGGATAATATATCTTTTGCTTCTTTAACGTCCACTTTTTTTCACCTTCCATTACATAATTTTCCACAAATAATACATTTGTACACCCATTCTCTTCTGTGGTGATGGTATTTAATCCATTGATGTCTATGCATTCTTTATCTCATCCAACTTCTTCTCGGCTTCTTCACGGGTAAGGAATACTGTTTTACCGATTTTATCTATATCCGACAACTTAAATACGCACTTGTCGATTGCACATGGCGTCTTATTTGGAATGCCTAAGATGTAATATACTTCTGTTCCAACCTTACACGGTAATCTCACAAGCAAGCCCTGTTCTTCTAAGTCTTTATATTTCTTCAACTCTTTCTGCATTATCGATAATTTAGTAAGCTCTAATCCAGTAAATGTACCGTTTTCTTTGAGTTCCTTTAATTCTTTTAAAGTGCCAATATCTTTGTAAGATTTTAATTCTTCAAGCCACTCTGCGATCTGTTCATACTCCTTTACATATTGATTGCATATATCTGCATGTAACTCATTTGCATCTTCTGAACCCATATCTGCATTCTCGATACTCCATTTATAACGATTTGCAACTATCTTTGACTGTTTAATACCATCATCAATTAGAAATCTCTCCATCTACTTCACCTCTTGAAATCTTCTCATAAATAGAATTTTCCACGATTCGTCTACTTCCACAAAATTTTCTTTTTCATACTCTGAAATCGCATTTTTAAGGTTCAAAATTTCCTGTTTAAAAGGTTCACTTTCCTGCTCTAAATATTTATTCTTTTCAAATCGTTTGCAATACTGCTCATGTGCCATCTGTTTGGTTTTCATGCTGTATCCACATACTCCTGTAGTAGAAGCCAATTTGAAAACTCTTTTGGCGCATTCGTAGTTATATTTATCTACTCGCTCAGGCAAAGCCCAAACTAAAAAAGAAGCACACTCACAGCACTTCACTTTCTTACTCATCTACTTCACCTCTTTCATCCAATTCTGAAATTCTTTCATACAGTCAGGGCATAAGTCCGTTACGCCATGTGAATAATACTTTCTATTAACATCTAAATTCACTGGAATAAATCCATTGATGTTTTTATTATCTTTTTTAGTGTTGTATGATTCATATAACTTTCCGCATCGATCACATTTCATTGCATTCGCCATCTCTCATTCCTCCTGTAATCTCATCAATACACTGGTTCCATCCTTCTGCAAAGCCAGCATCAGACGTATTAGCTGGATAATCTCCATTATCTTTTTCTGGCAAATCCATAAGCGGACACCAGTCTGGTCTTGATTTACTTTCACAATCATAATGTTCTTCTGTCATCAGAATTACATCGCAATCTAAACAGTCAGCTAATTCACAGCATCCCTCATATTCAAAATTTCCACAATATTCAGTTCCGAACGGGCAGCCATAACAATTTTCTGGCGTGTCAATCACTAATACTGATTTGCTCATTCAACTCCACCGCCTTTCACGATTTCGATTGCCCTGCTCAGTCCAGCATTGTATCCTTGATGCACATCAGATAAAATACATTCTGATTCAATGAATTTATCTCTTTCCAATTCGCTAATAGCCTTATCCACATCAAAAACTGTCGGTTGCTCATTGACACAATCAATAAACTCTTTCTGGTCGGAACTAATACTTGTTCCAATTTCCCAAATTTTGATGTATTTAATTAATTCGTCAGCATCAATCAGTCTACTCATTCAGTTTCACCGCCTTTTATAATTTCATCAATTATTGTATCTTCTTCTATGCAATATTTTTCAAATAAATAATTCTCTAATTGTTCCACAACCTTATCCACATCAAATGCCGTTGGCTGTTTATTAACACAATCAATAAACTCTTTCTGGTCAGAGCTAATGCTTGTGCCAATTTCCCAAATTTTGATGTATTTGATTAATTCGTCTGCATCAATTAACCGCATTTATTCATCCTCCCACACTCCCAATAACCGCATCCTCTCATACAGTACAGCGACGGTCTTACGCCGGTATCCATAAAAATCCTTTGGGTTCATCGGGATATATCTTTCTTTGCTGATTTTCCTGTAGCTCTTCCGGTGTAGGATATTCTCTATAACCATATCCGCTATCACCGTGTTTTTCGGACAAGCTGACAAGGCGGCACCGGAAAGCAGGTATCCGTACTCTGCTGGAAAGTCTTTCAGCATCGTATTCAGTTTTTCAATGTCCTCTGCCGGAATACCGTAGTCCTTCAGCTTCTTATTCCTTGTCAGCATAATCTCACCTCATTTCAATAATGCTATAAAAAGTGTTATTGCAAAGATACCTGTCATAATATCATCAATTTTTCTTGGCTGGATTTCACCGTAAATCATCAACTCTAATCTACGCCATACAAGACACCAAATGTAGATTGCTACTCCAGTCATAAAAGCCGCTTTTAAAGCTTCCATTTGTCTCTCCTTTCTATTCGCCTGGGTGGTGCTTGTCGTACATGATCGCTACACATACAAGACCAGTTACTCCGACTATGATTCCAAGTGTAAGTCCTAATAAGAATGTAATCATGGCTCATCCTCCTTGACATAATCTTCGCATTCCTCTGCGTATTCATAGCTGTCCATCATGTCACACCGGTTATCGCAACCGCCTTGTTTATCACAGCAGATGCAGCACTGTGTTTCACCGTCCGGACACTCTAATTTACAATATCCCATTTAGCCCTCCTTATATAGCTCTGGAAGTGGCGTCCAGGCGATAACTTTATACATCCTTGTTCCGCCGTGTCCGTCCGAATATTTGTCCCATTCAAGATACCCATATTTCTTTTCGTTCCAGTATCCGGCGTCACCAAATTTTAAATAATTCGCAATTCCATAAAGCTTTTCAGGTGTTCCATAGACTTTTTCAAGAGTTACAAGACACTCTTTTTCGTCTTCCGGCAATCTCTCACTGACCGGAATCCATCCATTTTCTTTCTCATCATCCATATTTTCGATATAATCCATGATTTTAAGTCCCAACTCGTAAGCCGTTCCTTCAAAAGGTTTCCCGTATGGATTTATTGTTCTTTTTATGTAATCGTAAATTTTACTTTTATCGCTCATACTTCCACCTCTACAAAATACTTTTCTAAAGTTTCTTTTGATATCTCAATCCATCTATTAGCATTTACTCCGTCAAGATGGATATCTCCGCCGATAATTTTTTCATTTCCATCCTCACTTTCCCCATGTAAGCAACTGGCACGCTATTGTGCAGTTAGTACGTGATTTTAATACTCAATAAAATCAGATAATTCCATCTGACCAACTACATTGTTATCTTGCATCCACCATAGATAGACTTCTTCACCACAACTCCACTTCACATCTTTTCCACGCCGCTTGCGTTCCTCAATCATTCTGTCAAAAGCACGTATATAGGCTTGCTTGTACTTTGGAAAATCATACATTTCCTTTTCCCTCTGCTTCTTTGACGCAAGCGGACAACCTAGACAGCCTAACCTGTTATATCCGCATTGATACAGTTCACATACTTGAATGTCTTTCTCACCAATGAACTGCCAGATATTCTGATCTGTCCAATCAATAATTGGATTGACTACTGTTTTTGCTTTCATCTGGCAATTTTCAAATAATCTTCTAGTATTATCATTGTCAGTGATAAGCATTTTTTCATCAGAAACACCGATGCTTTTGCTTGCTGTCCGTCCTAATACTTCAAATGGGCTTCTGTTGCTTCGCTTTCTACTCTCAGCCCATCTAACACCTGTCGCAATCATTCTGTTTGGATTACCACCCTCTTTTAGTTCTGGGCAGCAATACCGAACAATTCTGGTAGGTGGCATCAGCTTTCTTGGAATAAGATTCCACATAGTAAGACGTTTGCCATTTTCCTGCACATGATAGTCGATTTCACATTTGATACCCTTGTCTGCCAATTCAGAAAACACAGTTTTGATATGCCTTACTGTTTGCGGTGCATCTACTGTGGTGTGAGAGTTGTGTACTTCAAAAGGAATTTCAGCCATTCTGAATAGTTGCAAAAGTACATCTGAATCCTTTCCACCGGAATACTCACATACAAGTGGCTTTCCATAATGTTTCAACGAGAGATCAGATGCAAGTCGAATTCTCTCAATTGCTTTTTGTTCTAAATCCATAATATTTACACTCCAAATCTTCTGACCAATTCTTTATTCAAATCTGGAATCCGCACATCTGTTTCAAGTTCCAACTCTTCAACCATGCTCATAAAACTTCTTTCTCCACGGTTCGCTTGTCCTACAAACTCATTTGCACAATTGATTACGTCCAAAAGTCTTTTAGTGGAAAATCCATGCAATTTCCGTAATGCCAACATAGTTGTTACCGTGTTAATTGTATTCGCCCAGTCGTCACCAGTATTGAAGCCATCGTTATAGGCTTGATCTTGCATGACTTCCAGCTCTTTACGTGAATTCTGCATGGCTCTGGCGAATGCCTGTGACATCTGATTGTCACATTCCAACACCCTATTTTTCTTTGGCGCTTTCATCTTTAATTTGCTTCCCATATTTTTTCCTTTCGTATCTGTATTCCGTCAAACGGTATGCTCTCGATATTCCCGGATGTTCTGTGGCAATCAGAGAATCCATCTCCAATTGCCGCATATGTCTCTGGACGGTACACTTTGTAAGGTCTGTTCCATCCATAATTTCTTCATAAGAAGGCATATATCCGTGTTTCTCAAAATACTTGACAAGAAATCTGTAAATATCATTTCTAGCAGATTGCCCCTCATTATATTTTCTCTGACGGTAATTCATAGGCAAAACGGATTTTCTTCCGCAGTATTGCTTTTTTCTACACGCATTTTATTTAATCTTTCCGCAGCTTTCTTCTTTGTTTCATCGGAATATTTTCTCGGTGGATTGATTTTAATGTAGGAATACGGCAAGTGAGCGAAAATAGATCCATCATTATTTCTGGCAAGAATTTTCACATCATCTGGAAATTTCTTTTCTAATTCCTCACATCTGTTCTTCCAGGAACTCCCATTCTTAGCAGTAAGCCCTACATAATCTCTTCCGGGAATCCACTCAATAACACATTCATTGGTATTCTCTGCCATGTAATCACTCTCCTTTTAAATAATCAAAGATTGATATTTGCTGATAACATTGTTTTACGATAAAAAATCCTCAATACTCATTTGTCCTACCGGGCAATCCATTACATTTCCATTCAGTGCTTCTTCTACATTTGCTTTCATTTGTTTAAAATAGCTTTCTTTAAGTTCACATGAGATTGCTCTTCTTCCAAGTGTTAAAGACACAAATGGGGTGGAACCGATACCACCGAATGGGTCAAAAATTATATCTCCTGGATTGCTCCATAATTCAATGCAGCGCTGAATAACTTCCAGCTGCAAAGGGCAAATATGACGTTCGTCCTTATCTTCTCGTGCAGATTTTTTCTGTAATGTATCGCTCTGCCTAATGTCCATCCATACTGGACTTGCGTAGTTTTGCCACACATCAACAGGAAAAGTCTCGTGTGTATGCGAAATTCGTTCTGGATTTTCTCCTGGCTTTCTCATTGTGACAATATAATCCGGGATTCCCTGCCTGTTCATTGCACTATCTTTTCTAATCTGCTTATGCAGCAGTCCCAATGCTTTTGTTCTTTGCATTTCAGTTACTGGATTTTTCCAGATGGTAACCTTACTATGGTAAATAAATCCGCAATCTTCAAAAATCTGTCGCATGATTGCTGGAAAGTCTTTCAAGCCAATCACGCCGTCACGCTCTTTCATAAGCGGCAAGTCCATACAATGAAAACTAAGTAATCTTCCGGGCATTGTTATTCGATACAGTTCTTTTGCCAGATAGATAAAATGGTTGTAAAATTCATCATCTCCCTTACTATTCCCCATATCCCGGTCACTGTTACTGTATGTATACAAGCTAGAAAATGGTGGTGAAAATACTGTATAATGAATACTTTCGTCCGGGATTTCTTTTGTGATTTCGCAAGAATCGCCGTTGTATATTGCGTATTTTTCTTTAACAACCTGGTCTAAAACATTCATGCTGTAAATTCCTCCCAATCTGGCAATTTCATTTCTTTTGTTGGCTCATAAGGCGTACTTATACGGCAAGTGCTTTTAAGCTCTTTTTTTGTTATTTCCTTTGTTAATTCTGTCATTTCAGACTGCATTTTCTGGAAATCACATTGCTTCCTTTCAATATTTTCCTTTACGCAGCCTTCCTTCGCGGAAATAATAATGTAAACATTCACAGGCTTCTCTTGCCCGAACCGCCAACACCGTCTGACTGCTTGGTAATACTGCTCATAGCTATCTGAAAGTCCAGTAAATATCATATTGTGGCAATTCTGCCAGTTCATGCCGAACCCTGCAATTTTGGGCTTTGTGATAAGGCATTTGACCGTTCCATCAGAAAACGCCAACATAGAGTTGCTTTTATATTCTGATTTATCAGAGCCTTTTACTTCCACGGATTCAGATATCAGTTCGCTTAATCTTGCTGATTCGTCATTTAAATCACACCATACAAGCCATTTCTCATTTGAACTATTTACAAGTTTCGCAGCTTTTTTACATCTAAGTTCAAGACTTTCCTTTCTGGCTTCTCTTCGTTCTGTAAGTGTTAATGATTCTTTTATCGGCTCATTTCCGTCTACAATAATTTCGTTAATGTTAAGTTTCGGAAGATCGTAGCCAGATACTTGATACCCGATATTTGCTGGGTTATCTACAAATACACTGAATGTTGCCAGCCATTGCCAGAATACATCTGTTGCATGCCCCTTTAATCTCCATTTAGATGTTTGTCCACCGTCATGCACAAAGAACATTGATAACATTTCCGACCGTGTCATAACGCCGCAAAATTCGCTGTGATTTCCTATTTCCATATAGTCATTGGGGGCTGGTGTTGCAGTACAAGCCAACTTATAAGGAACTGAATGAAAATTCTGAATAATTGCTGTTCTGACTTTTCCAGAATAAGATTTAAGAATACTACTTTCGTCAAGTACAACTCCCACAAATTCATTTGCAACAAATTTATCCATTTTTTCATAATTGGTAATATTAATACCGCTGATACATTCAGATTGGCTTTCCACAACTTTTGCAGTATAACCAAATTTTTCAGCTTCACGCTTCGTTTGATCCGCCACAGCCAACGGTGCAAGAATAAGAACCATTCCACCAGCGTGTGTGCAAACTTGATGTGCCCACGAAAGTTGCATTGGTGTTTTTCCTAAACCGCAATCAGCAAATATGCAGGCTTTTCCTTTCTTTAAAGCCCATCTCACAATGTCTTTTTGAAATTCATACAACATTGGATTTAATTCCGATTTATCAATATCAAACCCACTGCTTTCAAGAACAAATCGTTTGCTCTTTAAAAAATCTTCATAATTCATTTTTAAAAGAAGCCCGGTGCACCCTTACGTCAGCTGAAGGCAAGCTCCTTTCATTTTTTTATTTTTTATCTTTGGAATTTAGCCAGTAGAACTACTGGTGTGTTAGAATCAGTGATAATTTTCTTCGTTGAGTAAGTCGTTGAATTTTTCCAACGCCTTAATAGATACTTTGTTATTTGCTTTTTCTGGTCTGATTGATACATTTAAGTGAATATCAATGATGTGTTTTAATTCTCGCGCAAGGGTTATTTTGCCTTGTTGAATTCCCTGTCTGTATGTCTTGGGCGGTTTATATTGCCCTGTTACTTGCTTTCCAGCTGACTGGCCACCAGCTGTAACGTTGTACATCTGGAAGCCTTTATCTGCAAAAGCCTTGATTGTTTCAATTTCTTTCTGGTCAAGTTCATCCTTTCTACATGTTCTATATGAAAGTTTCCAACCAGTAGGATTACTTTCACTGTAAAACTTATGCTTTTTAAGGCTTAATGCTATGTGATCGTATTCCCCTAAATGGCTCGCACATCTCTCGCAAAGGTTGACTGCCTGTCCACAATACGCTCGGTTTATTCCGGCTTCGTCAGTTCGGTAAAACACGTATATACCACTAGAATATGGAATGCTTGGACATATCCTTTTTATTCGATTCTCTCGTTCTCGCTTCATAGTGAAAACTCTACTATAATCCACCAGGCATCACTCCTTTCCAATCTGGTCAATGAGTTTCTTACATTCATCTTTAACATAGGCAAGTGAACGAATTTTGCAATCTGGATCTTTATTTAATTCTCGCCAGCAATCTCCCATTATTTTAAGCTTTTTTTTGAAGCCTGGTTCTTCCCCGAAATACTGTTCTGCTGTCTCAATATCATAACCATCGAAACAATGAGCGCAGTCAAAACCAATCCACCATGTATTTTTATCATCACAACCATGCAGATATGGTTCTGAATAAGTAACTCCACCATGGCAGTCAAGATAACCTAAATCATAAACGCTTTTCTTTGCCAGCTTATGGCTGTTAGGTATTCCAACGTATCCGCACCTGTATGCTCTAGGCATGAACAGGACTACACATTGGTAACCTTTATACTCGAATTTAGTTTCTAAAACTGGTTCCATTTATTTATCACCCCTCCTTAACTAAACGGAAATTCATCTTCCATACCGCCTAAATCTGGCACATCCATGAAACTAGGTTCTGGCGGCGGTACTGGTCGTGTGTCTGTTTCCTGTGTCTGTGGTGACTGGCTCTTTCTTTCTGCAAATTCATGTTCTGCAACAAGGCAATCATTTGAGTAAACTTTTTCACCATTTTTGTTCGTATAGTTTCCAGTCTGCCATTCACCACGCACATTTACTTTCGTGCCTTTTTTAAGATATTTCTCTGCGAATTCTGCATTTTTTCCAAGACATACGCAAGTGATAAAATCAGATTTTCTTTCTGTATTCTTTTTCACTCTTCTCTCGACAGCCAAAATATATCTTGCGATTTTGGTATCATTCGTTCCCATTCTGATATCTGGATCAGCAGTTAATCTTCCAGAAAGAATAACAATATTCACAATTTATCACCTCTCAATCTGAATGTCGCATCTAATAAGTGCGTGTTTGATTTTCTTTGTATTTCCTGTTACAGTTTCTTCTTTCCCGATAACAAAGGAAATATCATCTTCTGTTACGTTGAATCCTTTTGTTTTGATATGCTCCATGATGATTTCTTTAATTTCATCTGTGCCGATTCCGATTGTTATTTCCAATGGTGTTACCTCCCTGGTTTGTATACTGGTGGCATTGGTTGCCATGCAATGACTGGGTAATATGCAATTCCGTGTTCTTCTACCATGCCCCATCTTCCACCGCCTAAATATGTAAGGGTTGTTGGTAACTCGGCGTCTTTTATGGTAACGTTGTATTTTATCTTATCTTCTGGGCTTTCTCTCACATCTGGCTCTGGCGGTAACTTCACTTCTGTTGGAATCCACATATCCGCAGGACTGTAGGAACAAATCAGTTCTTCAACTTTCTCGATTGCATCATTCCATCCTTTATCGTACTTACATTCTTGTTCGGAAGGTTCTGGCTTTTTCAGTTTGTCAAGTGTTTTTAAGAAGATTTTCATTGATTAATCCTCCTTGACTTTCTCAATAGTTTCTTTTATTGCTTCTTTCACAGCCTTGGTTTTAATCATCTTATCTGCCAAGGCTTTTGCCGCTTCCTGTACGATCACGTTTTTATTCTCTTCTAGTATCTCGGAAATATGAGAATGTATCATCCTACACAACGGCTCATTGGTTTCTCTACTACCATATAACTCTTTTTTATAAATAACTCCTTTGATTTCTTTGGTAATTTTTTCAACTACCTTGTCCTCAACATTTTTACGGATTTCCTTTGCAATTTCTTCCTCATTGACACCAATCGTTACTGGTACGCTGAATACGCTCATTTTCAATTTTCCTCCCCTATATCTATCACATCACATCCAATAAATACCAATTCCTCATGTTCACTAATTCCATAGCCGACAGATCTTCTTCCTACTTTAAAAAATACATTATTTGTATTAACCGTAACTCCTTCAGTTTTTTCCATATAATCAGAAACAATAGCTTTCAAAATATCTTCATTTAAGAAAGTCTTTCTTTCGACTATTGGATGTTCTTTTGGCATATATTCAAGCCATGTCTCTACACCTTTGTATTCTTTTCCTAGTGTGTCAGTCCATTCGCCATTTCCAGTATATGCAAGCATGATGATTTTTTCAGAGTTTTTCAGCTTTACATAATACAAACATGCTGTATCATCAGTTGGAGTTTCTGGAAGCACATCTTTTACTGAACGCCATACACTAGGTGAAGGAATTGTTTTTCCTGTTTTTCGGTCTACATGCTCCTGTCCTTTAATTACATAGTTTCTAAATTTTTTTGGCATTAATTTTCTCCTTTCAATCATTCAGCCGAATTGTTTTCCTTATCATCTTCAATCGCTTTTCCAAGGCAAGCCATAACAGATGCAAAATCAAGCAGTATTTCCCTTTCTCTGATGTTTCTTCCATCTTTTTCGTGCCAATCTCCTACAATATAAAGTTCTGCATTTGCTGAAAGAATATCTGTTTTCATATCCCAGTATTTAATATGGATTTCATAAGCTGCATTTGCAGAAATTGGATTTACATAAATTCCTTTTGTTACTTCTTTCCAATCTTTTAAGTCAATTGATACCATCTATTTCTCCTTTCAAAACGGACATAAGTCCAAATTAACTTCTAGCCCCGGTCTGGCAATCTGCACCAGGGCATCATCCCAAACCACCGCTTCTTTTATCTCCTTCAAAATCTGTTCCGGGTCAGCTGCTTCATTACTCAAATGAACCAATGTTACCGTCCGTAATTCTGCCGTATGGTTTGTTTTTACTAGGATTTTGCAAGTATCTAAGGAACAATGCCCTTTAAGCCTGTGCGTGTAATTTTCAGCTGTTTTGTCAACCAATTCTTTACAATAGTTGCACTCAATAACCAAGTGATTCAGTCGCATTGCTTTGAAGTTGTACTTGCAGTATTCAAAGTCTGTCATGTACAGCAGTTTTCCCATTTCTTCATGTTCTACGATATAACCATAATTGAAGCACGGAATAAGTTGCCCTGTTTCCTTATCCCTTGTAGTATGTGGCAGATAGAACGGTATTACTGTAAATGAACCAACCCGAAACGGTCTTTTCTCTGGAACGCCCTTCATCAATTCGCCAGTGATGATTTGCAGATGTTCCACGGTTTCATCATTGGTGTAAATCTGAATACCAGCATTCATCAGTTCCCGAAATGATTTGATGTGATCTCCATGCTCATGACTAAGCAATACACCAGAAACATCACTTGTTCTGTAGTCAATAGCCTTCAGAATGTCTTTGTATCTGCATCCGCAGTCCAGAAGAAGCATTTCTCCGCTGTTCGATTTCAGAACATAGCAGTTTCCGTGGGTGCTTCCTGTGTTTACTACTCGCATGAACATTTATTATCACCTCTATTTCTAAATATTCCTTTAAATCAGTTTTCTTCATTCACAACAATACCGCCGTGGATAATAACTCGCTTTCCGTCCGAATCGTCAAAATAAACTTCATTTTCAGATTCGGAAACATCGAACTTCCCAGACCAGGACTTGATTTTACCGCCATTGTAATCGTAAACAGTTACGGTACGGTTCAGACCACCGTTCCAATTACTTGAAAAAGATTTTACTTCCCTGTCAAAGCTTGCGGTACAGCCTGTGATTGATACACAAGCTGTTACTGCTGCCACAATAATCAATTTCTTTTTCATTCTACATTTCCTCCTGGCTCATAAATGACGGAATTTCTGTTTCCACTGGCTCTGCTGCCGGGACTGGTTCTTCGGAATATCCATCTGATTCAACGACAAATTCCTCACTATTTGCGCACTCATCAATTTCATTCTGAACTGCTTTTTCTGGATCAGTTTCAATTTCTACGCCAGCATAAAAAGCATTCTGCTGTGTTGGATTCTCAAAATCCAGTTCAATGTGCTTGCACAGTCTATGTAATACAGTCTTTTTGTACATTTCACCAGTAAAGTTTTTCCAAGCTGGACTATTTGAAGCCTTACTGGATTTTCTCGTGTTTTCAAGGTCTGCCAAAGTCATAGTATCGTAAGCCATGCCACCATCTTTATAAAGAACAACTGCGAATGCTCCAATGATTTTTCCGTCATTAAAAGCTTTTGGTTTGAAGCTGAATGTCTGTTCGCCATTTTCGATAGATTCTTCGAAATCATCACCCTCACGAACCAGTTTTGCATAAATATCCTTTATCGGGCGAATAGAATATTTCTTTGCCAGCTTCTTCGCCCCTCTGTAGTCCGTTTGGTAATTAAGCTGATTTCCATATGGAACCAAGTAACACTCTTTTGAATAAAAATCCAAGCCCAAATAAGCGCCCTTCATCAGTCCAGACATCAACTGTGCTTTGCTATATTTCTGCAACTGTGGATTATCATTTACCAGAGCAAGTGCATTCTGTACGAATCTTGCCTTGTTAAAATCTTTTGGAAGTGCTTCTGCTACTGAATTTAGCTTTTCAGTAAGAGCTACGCTAAATGTCTGCGGTTCCTGGTTTGCTACCTGTGTTGTTTCTGCCATATCAATTCTCCTTTTCTCTTTTTTATATTTGCTAACACGCTATTGCGTGATTGCATCAGTTTTGTAACTATGTTATTTGATATACCTCTCAAACCATGATGAGAGAACACCGTCCTGCAAGCTTGTTTCGTACCTGTGTTATTTAATATACCCCTCCGGGGGCGTTCCTGCTGCCTGTTCATAACTGATTTTTCAGCCATGTTTCGTACCTGTGTTATTTGATATACCTCTCAAACCTCAATTTCCAATATTCAGTTTACATAGGTTCTTGTGAGTGAAATATTTTCCTCACATTCCAGGTGCAAAATCACCTGTGACTTGATTAAGCCAATTATTTCTGTTATTCTAATAATAAATATAGTTTGTTCTATATTTCATATGGAGCAGCCAGTCTGTCGCCAAACAAGTTACTGGCTGTTCCTTTCTTTTTTTAAAGCTCTTTCGCCGTCAAATCTCCGTCCGTCACTCTAAGCACAATCATCTGTCTGTCCAATAAAGGAAGTCGCTCGACATTTACGGATTCGCTATCGTCAATCCAAATCGGCAGATTCAGCCCATTCATTTCCTGTAATCCATTCAGTAAATCAACCTCGCAAAGAATTTTGTCGGAATGATTTAATCCGCTATTGTAGTCAATTCCATTGCAGATCATCTTGCAAGTTTCCACTGGATTTCCCTCAATCGTGTAATCAAGGAAACTGAACTGGAAATGATGGAAAAATGGATTGATTTTCTCTGCCAGTGCCTTATTCTTCTGAATTGAGAAGTTAAGAACGGTGTCAATATTCTTTTCAATATCGGCTTGTACCTGTCCAAGGTCTTTTAATTCCTCATTCAGTTCGGCTACTCGCTTTTCTTTCTCTTTGACTGCTGCCTGTGCAATCTTAATGTCTGCATCCACGTTGGAAATCTGTTTCATAACATTGCTGATCTGCATTCTCAATTCCTGTTTCTTTCCAGAAACATCATCAAATGATTTCAGTTTCTCTTCAAGTTCTGCAATTCTCGCTGTAACCGCAAGATATTCTTCGTCATTTGACATATCTACAGATTCTGGAAGCTCCGTAAATTTGGACTGTTCTTCCTCAATCTGCTTAGTGAGTTCAGCAACTTCATCCTGCGCCACACTGATTTCCGACTGTAATTTGTTGATTTCCTCGTTGGTTTTCTTTAATTTTGCAGCGGAAGTATTTCCAAGGTCGCAGACATATTTAAGATTGTTCTGTTTTTCTGATTCAAAGGATTCTTTTACTTTCAACTGTGCTTCAATTCTGAACTTCTTCTTTTCTTCAAAGGAGGCTTTCAATTCGGAAATCTGTTCTTCTGGCAGTTCCTGTCCACAGGTCGGGCAAATAGTTTCTGAATCATTGAATGTTTCGGCTTCAATAGCTTTCAGCCCAGAATCATCCCACTCCATTTCCTTGATTCTTGGATAGTCCTGTCTGGCTCTATCCAAGTCAGCTTTTGCCTGTTGTGCTTCCCTTATGTGGTTGTCCAGTTCCATTCCAATAATACGAATGCTTGATTCCTTTTCTGATTTTTTTAACTTAAGTTCGGAAACTGTATCAGAAATGAATTTTTGTCTGGCTCTTAACCATTCATTCGCCTTGCTAACCAGACCATCCCTAGAAGATTTCAGTCCTTGGATTTCATATGAAAGGCTGTCATAACCCTTTGCTGAATCTTCAAGAATCTGTTCCTGTTCTTCCAGTTTGGAAATCTCCACATTAAGTTCCTGCTTTTTGGATTCTAGGGAAGAAGTGTCTTCTGCTTCAACGCTTCGATTGGTTTCATATGCAATCTCCGTGTTTTTTGCATCAACTTTTTTCTTTTGCGCATTCAGTTCCTTTCGGAGCTTCTTCAAGGTATCCTCTACGGAATGCCCCTTTGTGATTTCTTCCACATGAGCGTACTGTGGATTCTCTTCCATAAACTGAGCAATGTCGAAACCAGACATTTTTTCCAGTACCTTCCTGGATTCTGCGGTTGACTTCTGCAATGTATCCAGAAATGGTTTTGGATTACTACACATCAGAAGCGTTGAAGGCTCTGCTATTGATTGAATGAACTCGGTATAATCCTTTGATTTAGCCGGGAATCCGTCAATTTCATAAGAAGTTTCATTTCCATCGAACACCTCTTCAGACTGTCCTCTTGGTTTTCTCCATTTCTGCTTTGTGATTTTTCGGATCACTTTTTCTTTCCCATCAATCGCAAGTGTAAGCTCTCTTACAACATCAACCTTTGGCACTTCCACGCCATTTTCTTTTCTGCGAATAGAAGTCGGTTCTGTGCCATTTGCCATCTTTCCTGTCAGAACGTCCAAATATGCGTCCTGCAATGTGGATTTTCCTTCTCTGTTTCTGCCAGAAATCTCTGTTCTCGGAAACAAATCTACAGACTTACTTGGAAACTTCTTGTAATTCTCCAAGTAAATTTTTTTTACTTCCACTTTCATGCTCGATTATCCTCCCTATTGATACCTCATATGCAGTTCTAAGCTCCACTTCATCACCAGATAATTTTTTATGATAAATCCGGCTCTGGATTCTTCCGATTATTTTTACGAAATCTCCAACCTTGAAATCAGCAGCTTCTCTGGCTTCATTCCACCATGCGATACATGGTATATAATCTGTTCTTCGCAAGTCATATTCGTTGCAAGCAATCATCAAATCACAGATTTCTTTTCCACTTGGTGTTCTGCGGTACACAGGCGGTTTACAAAGATAACCTTCCAGAATGAATTTATTTTCATCGTCTACGCTTCCATCTCCGCCCAATAATGTTTCTGCTTTAACTTCCAATATTAAATGTGATTTTCCATTTTCCTTTTTATTGTATGAAGTGTATTTTCCTTCAATATAGATGTGTTCTCCAATTTTCCAGTTTTCTGCCATTCTTTCTGGTATTGCTACTGGAAGCAAATCTACGTTTCCACTGGTACGCTTTGTTCCAACATAGAATCTTTTGAATTTATCTCCATCCTTGAAAAATTCCTCTGGCTGAATGTCCATTATCACACCGTATATCTGAACTTCATTCTTATTATTCTTCATCCTCCAATTTCTCCATTTCTTTTACGGAAATCTCATATACACTTTCCGTTTCTTCCCCATTAACATAAACATCACGGCTCATTAGCCTGCCAGTTACTTTAATGTAATCATTCCTTTTAACGTCTACCGCCAGATCAGCACCTTTTCCCCATAAAGTGCAGCGAGTAAAGTCTGCTCTTTCTGAAAAGTCTCTTGTAATTGCCACGAAAAGATTTAAAACTTTCCTGTGCGTTACTGGCGTAAGTTTTGCATAAGGTTCTCTTGTGCAACTTCTGGCAATAAACTCTACTTCGTTTATATCACCCTCTGGAACCTGTTCTTCCAGGATTTCCACTTCGTCAGCTGCAATATAATTAACATTGTGGTGCTTATTTGGATTTTTAGAAATGTCCATGCTTCTGATTGCTCCTGTTACCACAACTTCTTTTCCGTTATAATCATTGTCACTTACAATAGAATCTTCTATAACGATTGGGAACATATCTACTGCACCACTTTTGCGAATAACTGTCAGCATGAATTTGTAATAGTATCTTCCGTAATGTTCGTGGCTGAATACTATTTCCCCGGCTCTACCGGATAATCTTACTTTATTTAATCTTTGCATTTACTTTTCCTCCGTTCCTAATATAATAGGAAGAAACACCATTGAGAATAAGACGGTTGATACGAAGAACACCTCGATAGCATCAAATGATGTAAACATCCATGTAATTGAGAAGATTACTGTAAACATCCCTATCCCCACAAATATTTCTTCTATTGTCTTTACCACCTCTTTCATTTTGTCCTCACTTTCTTCTGGATGTGGTTACTACAAGTGCAGTTGCCAGAATAGCGATAATTACATTTCTTGCCATCAGCTTTTCTTCCAGATCAGCAATGATTTCACTGGAAAGTGGCTGATTTTCGCCATTTTTTTGCATAAAAAGTCCTCCTGTTATATTTTTGTTTGTCAAATACAGGAGGTTGTGTTATAATAATCCTGTATTTAACTAACTCATTCTTAGTTAGATACCGTCCTGGTTGGTGTGACCGCACCTTCCAGGGCAACTTAATCTACTTCTACAAATTTTCCGTCTTTCAACATATAGAAAGTATCTTCTTTAATGTTTTCTCCATCTACTTTTGCTGATTTAATATCTACAATATGATATTCATTATTAATTTCTTTCCACTCAGTCAGAACAATAAAACATCCGATTTTTCCCTTAGCTTTTGATTTAATTCCTGTAGCTAACGCAATGCTTTCTTTTCCTTCGACAATTGCCGCTGACTGATTTCCGGTATTGGTTTCCGCTGACTTATTTCCGGTATTGGTTGCCTTATCATCTTCCCAATCAACTTGCTCTTTTATATATTCAACGCCAGCTTTTATAATTCCGGCAATTCCAATTTCTGCTTTTACGGAAATTTTCTTTCCAACTCTCTTGCTATCATCAGATGATTTCTAGCCATTCTCTTCAAGCTCAACTTCACAATATCTGGAATCTGAAGGTGGATAATAACCGAATACATCCATCGGAAATTCGCAAGCATGGAATCCACAATTACAAATGTCTGCTTTTTCTTCTGTGTATTCTTTTCCAATTTCATACTGGAAATCTCTACACTTTAAATCTTTGTCAAAGCCTTTAAAGCATTTCATTCTTTCTTTTCCTCCTTTGATTTTTCTGCATCAAGCCCAAGCATTCTAAATGCCATTTTCTTTGTGAAATCATAATCGTTCACGCTATTCGCCCAAGCTTCAAATGCCTTTAATCTTCCAACCAGAAGTGCATACTCTTCATTGACGTTCTCTGGAATATAATCTGTGCTCTTAGTTTCTCCCATGATTAGTCCTCCTTATCTTTTGCTCCAAATTTTTTAAGCATTTCTTTCAGATGCGAAATAAACGGAATAATTGCATCTATCTGTTTGGAAGTTTCCTTGATTTCTTTATCAAGTTCTTCCTCGTTCATAAGGCCATACTCAAATGAATGTCTAAGCTGCTCTTTTATTTCTTTCTCTTCTCCACCATTTTTTGCGAACATCTTTTTAATTTCATGGGTGATAACTGCATACTCTGAAAGAATATCAATCCCTTTACCAGAAATATTAACTAATCCGTTTTCAAATTTAATCATTGTTTTTCCTCCCTATTTTCTTTTATTCTCTCCATCTGAATGGTATAATGTGTTCAGAAAGGAGGTATGTTAAAATGTTTCTCAAATTAAAAGTTTCCTGTACTTGTCATTGCGATTACTATATAAGTGAAAGAATAAGTACAGACAAGGTTGTGTGCCCGAATTGCGGAAAGGAACATCCTTATTCTCATAAAATAATTTCAATGCTTCATGCCGCAAATGAGATTGATGATGGCAATGTTCCCGGAGCAGAAACAATAAAAACTTCCGTTATTTCTGAATGGGAAGATGTGACTGAGCGTCAATAACAATCTTCATGTACTCTAAAAAGCCTTTCGCTTCAGTGGCGGACAGACCGCATTCGGCAATTTCGTTTTTTACTTTTTCTACAAGGTCGCTTGCCTTCTGTCCGTTTTTGTGGCGATATAACTGATATATTTTGGAATCATAATCGGATAACCTTTCAGCAACGTAATCATCTGCTAACATTCTTTGTTCACCTCCCCTATTCAATAATTGTAAGATCTTCATCCACCGCAAATGGTTCAGTAACAAATATTCCATCTTCTTTAAAGAGAAGATCAATTTCAACATGTTGCTTATTTGCACACTTCACAACAACTACATTCTCATTTTCTTCTTTGGTATGTGTGAACAAAATATCTGCAATTTCAAAACCTACAAGAGAATGAAAAATTTCTGGATTATCTCCATAAAATTCGTAGCTTTTAATATCTTTCACTGTTTTACCCTCATTTTCTTTCTGAATTAATATCATAATTGCAATCGCGAATCTGCATTTTTGTATTTGTACACGGTTGCCATCCCTTGATGTACTTCACAGCTTCCTCATATCTTAATTTTGGAATGTTGTTTCTTGCGTTTACACCGAAATAAGATTTCACATCTCGATTACATTCTGCGAATACTTTCTTTCCGATTTCTGAATAGGCATTAGATTTCTTTCCGCCCAACGCTTCAATAACCACTAGCGAAACCAGATCCCCAAGATATTTTTGCTGACCGTAGTCAATTGTCATTGTATTTTCAAGTTTTTCGATTCTTTCCTCATGATCTGCTGTGCCCTGGGCAAGAATCTGAATTTGTTCGGCAACCGTCAATGGTTTTCTGTAGGAACCTGTCTTTCGAATTTCTGGGAGAACTTTACTTGTCACCCAGTCTGTAAACCTTTCGGCAGATTCTTTTCTGCTCTGGAAAATCAATTTATACATATTGGGTTCATTTACAAAGTTAGCATTCTGCTTTCTCCCGATACCATCAATGACCTCATTTGTAATGACCCCATCTGCATTTAACCTTGTCTTTGCCTGGCTCGGATTTGAAATTTCTAATGCTTTGCATATATCAATCATGCAAAACCAAGGTTCATTATCAATAGTTATTGTCCGAATATCTCCGAACTCTGGCGAATTAAAAATCTGTAATTCGTTCATTAGTCTCCTTTCTGTGATATAATCTCCTTTAGGAAGGTGTAATCTCTTTTACATAGAGCACATCTACTGGGTTAAATTTCAAACAATATTGCTTTCCAGCGTCATCCCATTCCAAACGTATCAGTTTATCTCTAATGTCTGGTTTCACAATATCATCCGGGAACACACACGGAATTTCGATTGTTTCCCCATTTTTAAATTTGATAATTGTCATCTTCTCCTTATAATCTCTCCTTTCTTGTGTTATACTCACTATAAGAGTGGAGGTGATGATTATTGGTATTTAATGGTTTCTGCGATAAGCAGAACAAAAATTATTCCATTGAAGCTTCTCTCATTAATACTGGATCATTGGATGATTTGACGCCTAATTACACAATAGGTCGAATTAAGTGTAATTATGCAAGCAAAACTGGATGTTGTTCAAATCCGAAACAATGTTCCATTTTAAAAGCTTCAAAATAATTCTGTTTGGCTCTCTGAGATATGGGAGCCTATTCTGTTTGAAATTTCAGCATCCTTGGTGAATCTTTAAACTTGATTCCCTCAATTTCCCCGATACCTTTCTGGTTCACCTGCAACATTTGCAAATCTGTAGATAAATCAAAAGCATTCAGATCAATGGAAAGTATAGGTTCTGAATCTCCAACTCCCTGTTTCAACTCAAAACTCCTTACACCTTCGAGTTTGTGACCATCTATAAGGATTTCTGTGAAGATTCCACATTCGCCATTTACTTGCCGGATTTCGATTTTTGATGTTTTCATTAATCTCCTTTCTGTTCTAAATCAACAGTTTCTTTTTTATCTGTTTTTTGTTCCAGACTGTTATCAGAAAAACTTTCCACTTTCCCAAGAATGTAGCCTTTATCAAATTCCGACATCTTAGGAATTGCTTCTTTCAGCTTTTCTACGATTTTTTTCTTTCTCTGACATTTTCTATTTCGTCTCCTTTCTACGCACAATATTTAATTTCGTATTCAGTTACAATCTTTGAGAAAATCTCTCGCAGCTTTTTATCGTCATCGATAACATCCATTTTGTTTAGTGAATTAATCTCTGTTTTGGTGCAACCATTTTCAGCCATGCGTTTTCGCTTATTTCTTAATCTTGTATTCAGATCACATCCAGCCCGGCGTTCCAATTCTGTGTACATTTCTGTTCTAAGCATTTTAAACTCTGCTCCGGCACCTTTTTGTATGCGATTGAATTTAGAATTAATTTCTGAACGCCAGTTATCAAATACAGGCTTGACCGCTTCTTTGATATTCTCTGTTGTCGCAACTGCCTTATCTGCGGTTTCTTTTGCAAGTGCAATCTGCCGGTCTCTTTCCTTATCGGCAAGTTCTTTCTCTACCATTTGTGAAAGTAGCCCCTGTAACATTTGAAGTTCTGGTGATAATGCCCTTTTTACAGTTTCTTTGGTTTTAAAGTACCCATTTACAAGCTGTCTCTGAACATCCCACGCTAAATCGTCTGTGAAGGACTTTACTAACATTAGATAACCCTGTTCTGTAATAAGCGCATAATCAGAAGTTGCCTTGTCTGGAATGTCAAAAATTTTGGTACGACGAATTTCGTCGGCGCTTACTCGGAAGAAATCTTCGCTCTCGATAAAGCGCTCTCTGTTGGTTCTGAAATTTCTGCTTGCCGTTCCGTCTGGTCTGCCGTGAACTGCATCAATATCTTTGAATGTAACTACTCTCTGACCGTTATACTCTTTTATTGAGATATCCGAATTTCCAATATGTACTAACTGGTTCGTGTTTATCACTCCTTTCTTAATCTGATTTTCAATTTCATTTTGTGTTGAAAATATTTTTCCTACATGTTAAAATTCTTTCATACCCAAATAATGGGCAATGAAAGGAGTTGTTTGCTTTGACCAAACTTTTGAATTTGCCCTGTTCCTTATTGTAGGTCGCAAGCAGAGTGAACTGCGTTACCAAAGTACGTTAAGCAATTTCGTTCACCGTATTGAACGAAATTCCTACATTCGCCAACTAATGGGCAGCTAATCTTTTTTTACTCAATCGCAGAACTAAAACTGCGTAAGTGGCGAAGTGTTTCAAGAAACATTTGGTGCTGCTTATGTGACTGAACAAGTGCGTTCAGTCTGCAAAACACATAAGGTAAACAAATTTAGGCAAGAACTGATAGGACAGCACTCCTGTCAGTTTTTTGCTATTCTTCTTTAAACAGATATTCCAGATCATATTCTGGGAAAAGTTCCTTTTTAGAAAGGACTGCTTCTGGATATGTAAAAGGTGTTTTTCCCTTTATCTTGTTCTGAATAGTCCTTTCATCAACACCAAGAACCTTTGCAAACGCTCTGATTGTAATTCCTTTGTCATCAAGAGCTTTTTTTAAATGAATTAACATTAATGCCTCCTGTCGCATTATTGCGACTACTGTGTAAAAAAAATATCTATTGCTTCTTCCCTGCTTAAAGGAACTGCGCTTACAATTCCGTGAATTTCACCAATTGTAAACTTTTCGCCGCCATCTTTCAGCTTACGGTAAAAAGTGCTTCTATCCATACCAATTGCGCTTGCAACAGCTTCTTGTGTATTTCCATGTTCAACAATTTTACCTTTAAGCCTTGCTATATTTACAACCACAAGCGTTACCTCCTTTCTAGTAGCATTAATGCGACTTTGTGATTATATATTACATCTTGCAGTCGCATTTGTCAATATAAAAAATCGCATTTTTGCAATTATTTTTGTTGCATTTTCGCAACATTAATGATATTATATATTTCAGAAAGGAGGTGTACAAAATGTCGAAAACTGGCGAACAAATAAAAAAGAGAAGAAAACAGCTTGGTATGAGCGCTGATGAACTTGCTGAAAAGTTGGGCGTATCAAGATCTACTATATTTAGATATGAAAAAGGAGATATTGACAAGGTACCAGCAGAATATGCAAAGCCATTGGCGGATGCGCTCTGCACTACTCCAGCATATTTGATGGGATGGGAAGATAATTTAGAAACTGAAACAGATTTTATCCCCAAACTTATGACTGACACAATATCTGTAGAGCATGTTAAGCTACTGCTTGAACTAAGTGACACTGATAAAAAGAGTGTTTTCGACATGATTGAATTTCTTTATAAAAAGAGCAGGGATTAATTCCCTGCTTTTTTAATATCCCCATTGGTTTTTAAATGAAATAATCATATTGTATAAAAATTTCATAAATTTTTCACTATGTATTTCTTCTATCATCTCAATAATTTCTTTCTTGTAATCCACGTAAATCCCTCCCAATATTGCAAACATATGTTCTTATTTATTAAATTATATCATGTTTTCATAACCATATAATGGGACGGAATCATCTCCACTCAAGTCCTTTCTGGCAAGTTGCTTTCCACCGACTTTTCTGTGAATTATAATCTTTTTTGCATAAATATTGTGATTACAGTCTTTTTGAATCGTATTATTAGTATGCAGGGAGATTCCAGATGTTAGACGGTTTGCCTCTATAATACATCTCTTCGGAATACGACTTTCCTGTATAATTTCTGCCTGGGACATGATGATTTTCTCCTCCCCAATAGAATTGCTGTGTTCCAGGCATATATTAATGCGAACAGATAAAAGTAATTGTATTATTAACAAAAATAATGCTGTTTGTTTTGACTTTTCTTTCATATAGAACCTCTTTACACTACTTTTTTAGTATGCTATAGTATATTATAACAATAATTTCAATAAAAAACGATATTTGGCAAAAACGTGTTCTCTGATGGCGAAATTAGCAGAAAAGAGATGATTTGAATGCGAATTGCAATATGCGATGATAACGAACTACAAATTAGTATATTTATGAATCGGATTAACAATTTTCTCAAACGAAATGGTGATGTAAAAGCATTGATTACTCCGTATGATAAAGGGCAGCCGCTTATTGATGATGTGGCAGATGGCGAATGGTATGATATTGTGGTTCTGGATGTCGTTTTGAAAGAAGAAAACGGAATTGAAGTCGCAAAGGAATTGAGATCAAATGGCTATAATGGAAATATTATTTTCTGGACAGCCCACAAAGAGTATGTTTTTGAAGCTCTTGATATACTCCCAGTTCATTATATTATAAAAGGCTCTGAGAATGGCAGAATGTATAGTGCTTTCAATCACGCTCTTAAACATATCCATAAAAGCACTCTTATGATAAAAGGAAAAGACTTTATTCACCGGGTGGAATTTCAAAATATAGAATATATTGAGAGCCAAAACAAATACATCATTATTCACTGCACTTGCGGTATAGTTTATATGGAACGATGTAAAATTTCTGATATTGAAGAATTACTGGATTCCAGATTCTTGAGGTGTCACCAGAGCTACATAATAAACATGGATGAGGTAAAAGAAATAAATACTTCGTTCCTTATGTTTTCTGGGAATACTGTGCCGATCAGAAGAAAAGACTTTGCGAAAATAAGAAACGAATTTGAAGAATATACAACATTTAAGTAGCTCCCGGGAAAACCCCGGGAGTATTATTATTTCAGCAATTCATTGACTTTTTTCTGCACTTCTGCGTAGTTGTAGCCGGCATCTTCCAGACGGTCTCGTCTATCTTGTCCATTTCCCCATTCGCCATTGATTACCTCTTTTGCAACCTTGTCTACACTTTTCTTTGCTGTTACGGAATACACTGCTTTTCCGTTCCAATCAAAAACAGAGTAACCGGCTTTGCAAGCCTTCTTCGCATTTTTCAGTGACTTGTAAGCCCCGATCTGGCTCTTGGAATTCTTCCAGGTCTTACGGACACGGTAATACTTATCAACCTTTACAGTCGGCTTTGTGGTTGGTACTGCCACGGTTTCACTAGAAATAAGCTTCTTAAATCTCGCCCAGTCACCCTTTCCACGGATAACGGATGGACAATTCTTAGCGCACACATCATAATGCTGCACTACTCGGCTTGCTGGGATTCCGTATTTCTTCATAAGCTGCTTGCACACATCAACAGTATTCTGGAATGCTTTTTCGTAGTTATATCCAGCATTCATGCACATTTCAATTCCGATGGAATTATGATTATTTACAGTTCCAAAAAGCTTACCGCCGTAATTTACCCCAACGTGCCAAGCCCCACGATTATACGGCAAGGCTTGGTATGCTGACTTATCGTCAACGAATACGTGGGCTGAATAGCCATGAAAATTGCCATTATGCTGTGCGGTGGCGTGTGCTTTGGCGTCTGCTGTTTTGGCTATATTATCTGTATTATGGATGACAATATACCGAGGTGTTTGTCCTGCGTAACTGTTGTTGTTGCTGATTAATGAGGTGTTAATATTCATGTATGTTCTCCTTTCATATATGTGCATTATTAATTAACTTCATTTCAACATCTGAATTTCAGGCGCTCAAATGAAAATAATTAGTCGAATAAACAGTAATTTATCTTATCTTGGCTCAAGTGCAAAATTTTATGTTAATAAAGAATTTTATTCTCCAGCAAATAGTTATAATGGGTTATCAACAGGAAGTATTTCTTGGAATAACATAAATGGAATGAAGTTTGTAGAGTCACCAGATTATAAACATTATTTTACTTTTCCAAATGGCACTTATTTAGTGAATATTAATCTGTTTTCAGATACAGTTCTTGATTCAACAATGGGAGTTGCGTTAAAAATAGAAGTTGATGATGCAGAATTTAGCAATCCATGGTTTAGAATGGTTCATGCATGGCAAAGTATTACTTACAGCTGCGTTATTACTGGTAATAAATTTAAAATGACAATTTTTCAAGATAGAATAATTCAAATACATCCCTCTGCACAACATTCATTTATTGAATTTGTTAGGTTAAGGTGATAATACAGTAATATTATAGTACATACATATACAGCAACGTTTGTTGGTAATTCAACATCTACAACATTTAGAATATCTAATGAAATAGAAATTATTTCAGTTCAAAATTATTTAGGTGAAATGTGTGTCTGTAATATTATACGATATTATGCATTCTGGGACAGCGGAAATCAATGGATCCGAATATATCTTGACCAAGCATATACAGGTGATCTTGGCGTAAAGGTTGTAGGTGTAAAAAAATATTCAAGCCAGCCAATATAAAACAAGAATGTCGCTTGGAAGGTTCTCAACTAATCGTTCCGCTAATTGATACTAAATATGTTATTCCATTTTCTATTGAAGAATTGGAATCAACATTTAAAATAATTCTCCAATGATTGAGTAATTCGTCAAGACTAGACACTGTAGCGTTGTACCATGAGTTAATGTTAAACACTTTTGCCGATGTTATATTAAGTTTATGTGCTTTATAGTGTTTTGGAATAATAATTACAAATCCCATTCCATATACCATGAATCCTGGAACCCATTGGTCTTTAAAAGTGCCCTGACCAGTTGATATTAAATTACTGTTTGATTTTATTTGACTGTTTTCCAATTACTGTATAGGTTTCCATTGTGTGAATTAAAATATCTAATATTATTATCAATATCCCATACCTCAATTGTGACATAACCTGCATATGGTCTAAAAATAGTTATAACTTGCTTATTACTATTGGATGGATTTGATAAGTTTGGATAATCTTCTTTCCATGCGGCAAATTTTACACCTGCATTATTAGGCAATGTAGAAAGTAACTGATCCCATGTAACAGACGGTTTTAATCCGAGTTGCGATAGTGAACTATAAATTTTTAAATTCGTGTTTTGCTGATTTCTAACACAAAAAACTTTCTCCTAATGATTCTATCAGCGGGCATAGTTTTAACTCCGGAGCTCTCCCCGGAGTGGTTTTCTCTATGTCTTTATGCTGAATATTTATTGTATGACGCTCTCACATTGCTCTGACTGATGTAACAATATACTTGGGTAGTCTTCAAATCAGCATGTCCCAGGACTGCTGCCACATCTTGTATATTTGCTCCCCGATCAAGAAGGTTGGTGGCCAAAGTCCTCCTGTATCTATGAGGATGTACATTAGTAACATTAGCACTCTCACCAAGCTTCTTTAGTGTTCTTTCAATCCCTGCTTTCGACAATCTCTTATAGGGTGTCCTTACACTAGCAAACAGGCATGGATCCGTGTCTGTCCGTGTATTCAGATAATCCTGCAGATGCATTAATGCTACTGGTGTAAGGTAAATCATCCTCTCTTTATTTCCTTTTCCCAGGACTACTGCATCCTGTGTCTGAAAATTTATATCGTTTCTGTTGAGCCTTACCACTTCTGATACCCTGCAACCAGAAGCATAAAGGAATTCTATCAGTGCCAAATCCCGAAGTGTTGTACAGGCCTGTTTTAGTCGCTCCATTTCTGGTGCGGTATAGGGCTTTTTCACTACCTTCGTGTACTTAATCTGGGACAGTGCTGCACATGGGTTTCTTCCGATCATACCCTCGGCAGAGAGCCAGGAAAAGAAACTACTGAAACATCGGCGGATTCCGTCCAAGGTACGATTGCTTACCTTCCGGCGCTCCTTGTATGCGGCCAGGTAGTATCTGAGATCGTAGGTAGTAATCTCATGCAGTGGCTTACATAGAGTGTGTATCATCATGTAACACGCATCGTAGTAACGCCGAATTGTGGATTCTGCCTTTCCTTCTACTCTCTTGGTAGCTATGTATTTCGCCAGCATAGTGTCTGGAGTGTTGTCCACTACCGTCAGCTCCGTACTTCTCTCCTGGACTTCGTAGCTGTTCAGCTGAATGCAGAGTGCATCCTGTACTGCCTGGAGCTGTTGGTCATCTAATAGGGATTGCACCGCCAGCAATACATTGTTGATTATCGTATTTCGTATATCCATAACCTTCTTTCCTCCTTTGGCTCTATTGTAGCATTTAGGGGAAAGAAGGTCGCAAAACACGAAGATTCCATGCAAAATAGTCATAAAATATTTTGATAAAGTTTATGTTAACAACGGCTATCTTGAAACACAACCTTCGGATTTTGGCCTAAATTCATTAAGTTATATACTGATTGGGCATAAAACGGTACCCCAAAGTTGTATCATTACTGGCTATTATTGTGATGGAAAAAAATCTTATACTTCCGTTTATAATTCAGACGGAACTCCATATAGCGGATTTATAAGTGTTACTGCTGTTGCTTTTGGAAATTAGCTCTGGAAGTTAAGCATTCAAACCAATTTTAACCCAAAGCATTATAAAACTGTATACTGTTCCAGATGTCAATGCTTTTGAAACTCGAATAGTGTATAAGCTACTTGCATTATCACATGATATTCCGGTTGTATACACATAAGCATCTGACATAGATATTAATGCAGCTAAGCACATACCACTTTTTTTATTAATATAAAAATAGTTATTACCATTGCCAGTTACATCAGCTATTGTACAAATGATTCCAGCCATATTACTGTTTAGTGCATTAATCCCTAGCGCCTCTTTCAGCTGCGCTATAGTGATCTTCTGGGTTGTAGAGCCATTCTCCAATACCACGATATCCGTATCAGATACTTTGGTAGCTGCTGGGAGAGCTGATATTAGTGTACTTGGTATAGATTCAGACATTTTTCATCAATCCTTTCTTGGAATTTTTTCAATTACTTTATTATTCTTTGTCATCAGGCACTTGCCGTCCTTTGTGGCCAGTGCGTATACTTTGTCGATGATCTTCACGGACAGGACGAAGCTTGCTCTGGCGGTGACCGGGTTCGGTGTCATTTTTACATCGCTGATTAAAATATTCGCCATATCACTTCACCATCACTTCTACTTCTGCAATCAACTTCTCGTCCAGGATTTCATACATCACTCTAAGTTTATATCTACCTTTTTTCTGCGGCTGTATAACCACATCAAGAATATGTCCTTGTATTACCGCAATGCCACTATCTTCAACTTCTTGTGTTCCTTTGTAAAGCAACTCATAGGAAGCTCTTTCGATTAGAAAATCGGTACCTTTGCAGGAGCATATTCTTAGTTTTATATGTTTCTTTTCTCCGAATTCAAAATCCACATTCACAGTTGCAACCTCCTATTAACTCTGCATAATACTCGGATTTTTCTAAAACCGCCCGATACTGTGGCTCTAATAACTCTTCATAATACGGACACGGCTCAATGTGAACACACATAGAAGATATATCTATGGTAATAATGTATCTTGCTATATATGCGGTATTTCCAGCTTCATCAACAGCGGACATGTCAACTACATAAGCGCCGTTAAGGCTTTTGGGGATGATGGCTTCCCATCTATCCCCTTGTGCCCTTGCGAATGAGATAATGTTTCCATTGATAGTACCCCTTAATGCTACTACCATGTTTCCACCACCTTTATCAGTCGGTAACCTCTACAGAGATTACAACGGTTTTTTCAGTATCAACCGGGTTCGGTGTTAATGTTACGGACTTGATGACAGGAGCCTTAGTGTCCAGTTTCACAGTTCTGGTTACAGTGGTACTCTTTCCGGCACTATCAGTAGCCACTACGGTGATGGTATTGGTACCCTCAGTAAGAGTAATTACCTTAGACCAGGAGCCATCAGAAGCAACGGTTGCCGCCTCTGCGCTACCACTATTCAATTTGACAGTAACAGATACTGGGCTGGATGTTGCATCGTTTGTTGTACCACGAACAGTACAGGAAGCCTGGTTGGTAACAAGACCATCTGTCGGTGATGTAACGGAAAGTGTCGGCGGTACGGTATCAATTTTGAATGAAACGCTCTTCTGTGCTGCCGCATTTCCATCATAGTCTGAAGCGCTTACTGTAATTGTATGGCTTCCATCTGATAAAGCCGTGCCAGGAGTATAGGTGCATCTGTACCCACCAGAAATAGATGTCTTGGAAATGCTGTCTCCTGTGATCTTGCTTCCAGAATCAATTACAATACCAATGGTTGATGGATCCACTCCAGAATCATCATCAGTTATTGTCCAGACAATGCTTGGTTTGTTATTTGTAATCAACGCGCCGGCTGTCGGATAGGTTATTGTTGATATTGGCGCAACTTTTTCTCTTACCTTTAGCTGTAATGAACTTCCTAACGTTGAATGACTAGCATCTGCTGTTTCTGCGTTTCCAGCATCATCAGTAGCTCTGATTGTTACCCCATAATAATGTCCTGATTGATTATAGCTGGATTTACTAGGGGCTGTAATTGTTCCCTCATATCGTCCAGTAGAACTGTTATAGGTTAGACTTACGGTCTGTCCATTTACTGTAGCTTGTACTGTTTTTACACTCATATTCTCATTCCTTTCGTGAAATATTGTTGATAAGTTCTTTTAATTCCTGTACTTCTGTTGACAAAGCATCCAGTTTTGAATGCAGTTCCTGGTTGTCCGCTTGGAGAGCCAGGATTTTCTCATGGTCATTTTTCAGCATGGCAAACATGCAGGGGATTATAATACGGTAATTCCAGTTTTCAGCTTTGCCTTTTTCATTATGGTCAACGGCTAATGGAAATCTGCGGTCAATGTCCTCAGCTATGAACATCGGCATTTCTTTACCGTATCGCTCATCTTGCTCGGATAAATATCCGTCTTTGTATTTCGCCCAGATTACTTTGATTCTGTATAGGTCTTCCAGTTCGTCTTCTTTGATGGATTTCCCAAGCACTTTGTAGCGAATGGAGGATGATGAGGAATATCCAACATACAAATATGATGGGTTAAACATCATTGGATTACCACCTGTTAGTGATTTCATCCCTTCTATCATAAAATTTTGCGCTACTTTAAGAATCAAATCACCGGTTATTGATTGCAAAACAACATTTCTCTTATTTTTATATTGTGCTGATAAATCAAGGAGTCCATCAGTTATATTTTCAAATCCTGCGCTAAATATAGATTCTTTTATCTGCGCCCATTCGCTTCCTTTTATGTTTTTAAATCCATCTGTATTATTTATTTTGCAAATAACATTTCCACTAGCGTCATACACCTCAAAAGTGCCATATCCATTATTTGGACCGCCAAGCTTTAATGTGCCACCCTTGGCGTAAGTGAACGAAATATATAGCTGATTTCCCTCTTTATAAATTCCTTTAATTGCGCCATCATTGGTTAAGAGGTTAAATATTTCTTCATGTGTAAGTGCATCTACATCAATTACAACCGCCATACTTTGGGAATCTAATGGTTGTGAAAATCCACCCGCCGCGTATAAGGTACATTTTATGGCACTTACATCTCTTGGAATTCCAATTGACCTTCCAGAAGCCGTTGTTATAATTCCTCCCGCTTTAGTTGATAATACCGTATATAAATTATGTGAAACGCTTGTTTCGTCTTTCGCAGAAGAATATACCGTTTTCCAATTTTCCCCATCTACGGATTCTTCGATTTTAAAACGACCTTTATATGCTGTTCGTGTTTCCGCGTTTCCATCGCGATACCAAGCACTCAAAGTAATATAGCTCGGGGCTACACTGCCATTCGCGCGTTGCTTAATAACATATGATGGGCTTTCAAGAAAATATGTTCTACCCGGAAGACCGTTCTTTCCATCGTTTCCCGCATAAATTTTTGAAATGGAAAATCTTTTGGTCACCGTCAAAGCACTAAGATAAGTTGCCCTAACATCTACCCAACCATCATCGGCTGACAACCCCGTTACCGTATATGTCTTTGCTGAATTGTTCCAGATTCCTGTTATACTATCTGATTTTGTGATTATAAAATTACAATCATCTGTAATATCTTGTGTCCCGTACATTACTACAGCATGTGTAATCACACCGCTTGGAAATGTACCGTATTTTCCACTAGAATCAACAGAAATGCCCTGGTATTCATTGCTTAATTGCAAAGTCATATTCTTAGCAAGTGCCGCCGCTTCCTGTGCCTGTTTAGCCGCTGACAATGCGTCCTCAGAATCTTTCAGTGCCTTTGTAACGTCCGTATCTTTTAACTGTTTCCAATAATATCCGTTACCCTCATTTACAAATCGGTAAGCATGGCTATTACCATCATAGTAAATATCTCCAACATGCTTACTCATTTCGGCATCATCCAGCCACTCATTAGCCGGGTAGTTATTCAGTGTAGGTGCGGATGATCCTGTCCAAGTGTTGATATTTCCGTCAATCTGTCCCTGCATACTGTTTAACAGTCCATCCAAAGGAGATGCACCAATCCTAATTGAAGAGCCATCCATTATTAGCTGATGATTAGTTATGTCAGCAGAAAAAATAGTTTTTCCATTGCCATCACGAACTACCAAAGCGCCTGTCTTAATCCAGTCAGCATTAACACCTGTGGCGGTAAGGATTCTGGCAATTACATCACCATCAACAGTCATACCGCCATTCCAATGTTGTCCACCATCTGTAGAAACAGCCCACGCTTCCGCAGTCATTTTCCATACAATATCAGAATCGGACAGCTGTGGCTTGTTATGAAGATAATAGATGTTGCTTCCGTCCGGCTGTGTTTCTACTGTCGTGTATGTTCCAGAAGATTCCGCAAGGCGTTGTGACAAATCTTCAAGGGCTTTCTCTCTGGCGGTACGTTCATCTCTTAAGCTTTTTCTATATTCAGCCTGCGCCTGTTGATTAAGGGTATATTGCTTCTGTTTGTTTCTTGAAACACTCTTCGCACTGCATTCTAATTGTTCAAAAGTTCCCGGGTTCAATGTAAGAGAAGTTAAATAACTCTTATGTTCTTCACCATTCCTATCAGTGATTGTAATAGCATCCCCTGCTTCCAAAGCAATATCGGTTAGCGCGCTGGTTGTAAAAGGACGAAATTTTAATCCAACACATCTTTCAGCAATTATTGAGCAAATCGTTTGTCCAGTCCCCGGTTGTATTAGCTTATTTTCGCTAATATCTATGATGTATCCCTCATCCCCTGATTGATATGTTTTAGCGTTACTTTCAGATGAATTGCTTGAATACTCCGTTACTTTTACTCCTGTTATTTCAAGATCGTATAACCAAGGGGTAAATCCGCTTGTATCTTTGGATGTAATATTAACTGGATTATCGGGATTTTTTTCATACCATCCAACACAAAGCCTACCGTATTCATTGCATCTAGCCCACTGACAGCCCATCTGTGCCACCCATGCAATTACCTGCCGAAAAGTAATACTGCTATCATCTGGTCGATTCTGGATTACCAAGTCATCATTATCAAATCTGGTTGATTGCAGTGTTACTCCGCACACCTCACAAGCATCCTGGATGATTTGTAATCTGGTTGCCGGGTATGTCAGTTTGCTATCAGAATAATCACGGTCAAACAATCGCATGGAATCTTCACAAGTTAAACTGATAATAGCTGTATTCTGATATGGTGCATCTGTTACTGTCATGGTGCAGATACGGATTCTTTCAATACCAGTAGATAATTCAAGCCCAATATGGCAAACGACTCTCGCTCCGTCCCAGATGTAATCTGTGTACTTGCCAGAAAAGTTGTTGATTTGCAATGTCAGCTTATTTACGATAGCTGCGCCGATATCAAAAGAACCGCTTTGCGATACTGCATCCTCAAATTTAAAACCATTAGACCATAAATCCTTGTCGGTAATGGATAATGTGCTTCCATCCGTGAAGGTAAAATCTGCATATTTCAGATAGTTACGATTCCCACTATTCTGTTGTTCTTTAAATTCCGTTGATAAATTTCGCATATCTTACCTCTCGATAAAATCAAAACTAAGTCCTTCCATGCGCTCATTGCCTATCCACCAACACTTAAAAGGGGATTCCCTGTCACCAACATAAAATGTTCTGGTTTCGTGCTTATTTGCAGATAGCAAGTCTGGATATGTGACCTGTATGTACTCTGGATTTACTGCCTGTATAATTTTGCAAGCAGTGTCCCAATCTGGGCCATTCCAACCTACAGACAGCTTTCGCTTCTGTCCAACTCTGTTTTTGTGCATGGTCGTATCATCTGTTCTGCCGGATTCTGATGCCGATATATCCTGTAATCCCCATGTAAAAGAAGAGGGACAGGGCAATGCTACCCCATCCACTTTAAGAAATACTTCTGCCATATATTCACCTACTTTAGCACTCTGATTTCAAATTAGAGTGCTCTCAAGCAATCATTTTAGTTGCTTCACTTTGAACAAATTCTTTAATTTGCTGATATCCCCATCCGCAATTAATAAGGCTGCTTACAAGCATTTCCATATTTTGTACTTTTGCTAAGTCATCACCTGTGAAGAAATCTCTAAGATTTTCTTTTGCTTTTACCCCATAATCACTTTCAAGCTCTTTGGCTGTTTTTCCGAATAAATTACGATAAATTAAATTTGTGTAATTTGGATAAGCAAATCTTTTATTTTGGCTTTCCGTTATTTTCATCTTAATTGTATCTGTTAGGATATGTCGAATAACAACACCCTTGTCACGCTCGATTTGCCATTGCTGACGTTCTGTATGAATTCTTTTTAATTCAGATTCCATTTTATTAAAAGCGTCAATGTATTTAAGTTTCCACTGTAATGCTTTTTCACCATTAAATCCCATGGCTAACAAGGAAAATCCATCTCTTGTTATAAGGTATTCGGTATACTCACGATTGTTTTCTCCGATATAAGAAGTTTTTATAAAATAATCAGAAAGGGGGATATCTCCCCTTTGAGAAATCTGTGTTACAAGACCTAAATGTTTGGTTTTACCCTCTGCGTCAACTTGTCCTTCAATTGCCCTTATTACTTCCTTGTGCTCTTTTTCGAAAGATTCTGCGATTTTTCTTGACGTAGTAAGTAACTTTTCTTCGTATCTTTTTCCAACGATTTCTACCAGCATAAATTCATATCTCCTTTATGATTTATTTTTTGGCAACAAAAAAGCGCCTACCCCGAAAGGTAAACGCTTTAAAAATTGCTTATTATGATTTTATAGTATAACATACGGTGAAAGTATCATTCAGTATACTTTGGTATCATTTCACTGTTTTTAAAACTTCCTCTAAGTACAGATATTCGAGCAACTTATATGTTCTTTTGAGATCATAATAATCATCTACTTTTTCCAAAAGTTTCTTGATTTCTTCTTTATAGTCAATCATTCTACAATTCCTCCCAACACTCTAATCAACTTCTGTTTGCGGTTATACTTCAAAATCTCGGAAATCTGCCCCATCATATCATCCATTGTCATGTTGCTCTTCATGCTATTGCAACGCTTACAAGCCAGTTGCAGATTCTTAATATCATTGGTGCCGCCCCGGGACAACGGCGTAATGTGGTCGATTGTCATTTTCTTGAATTTGACAGGCTTACCGCATATCGCACATTTTCCGTTGCACTTGGCGTACACACTCTTTTTCTGAAAGTCATTGAACTGGATTCTGTTTTCCATACGATCACGCTTTCTGCTCCATAGATTCAAGAGCCTTAAATTTCTGTCTTGCTTTATTGGCGTAATCACTTAAAATCAACAGTTTCATTGTCATAAATTCTTTGTTATACGCAAACTGCCATGTTTTCAGTTCGTCCATCTCTTCTGTGCTATTAAATCCGTACTGTTCCATGAAATCGTCCAAAAGAAACTTGATTTTATCAATAGTGTCCTCTACTTCGAACATTGTGTCTTCTCTATCCATATTTTCTGACATCTTATTTTCCTCCTGTGTATCCCTGTAAAAATCTAATTAAAAGAATCTCTGCTGTGCGTTTTCTGTATCAATCTCATTCTTCAAGAAAACTGGCGGTTTGTATTCTCCAATAATCTTGACTGCCTGTTCTACCTGGCTTCTCTTAATTGCCTTGTAGCTTTTGACCTGGAACTGGTAGCGCAGATTGGAATGAATGTTACTGTAAACCTTCTGACGTATGGAGCGGCTGGTATAA